TAAAAAGTCACATCAAATTATTAGAAAAAGCAGTAGCAGAAGAACAAGAGCAAAAGTACAGACTGCTTGTTGAGAATTCTGATTTAAAAAAGCAACTTAACAGTTAATAAACAGGGTAATCGGGTAAATCACCGGGATCTACAGGTTTTCCTGTAACTATTTCATCATCTTTGATAAACTTTTTGGCTTGCATTTCTGCATAGGCCTTTTTCTTAATTCTTTTTAGTTTAGCAGTCAATTGTTCCCAGGTCAAACTGGAGCCTTCACTGGGTTTGTAATCAAATTTAACCCAATCAGGGGTGGTAAATAACTCTGCTTCAAAACGTCGTCTATCAGCATATTCTTTTTTATACTGTGGTGGACTATCGCTGTCTATAGCACCTGTACGCCATCTCTGAATAAGACCAGGTATTCGTTCATATAACTCTTTGTTAAGTTCTCTTAATACAGTACTTTTGGCGAAATTTGCTGGGCCAATATGTACAGTTAAACTGACCAATGCTATAAATTGAAAATCACTTATGGGTATTTTTACTAGACTTCTTACTGCTCTGGCGGCTTCTTCTGCTTGACTTAAGATTGTCATATTTGTTCCAACTGGGCCTAAACCATTTGTAAAGTCTACAATTTTTGTTCCTTCTTTGTCGTGTAAGATTAACCCAGGACCATCAACCATAACTTTGATACCTTGTTCATTTAATCCTCTTACAATTTTTTTAAATAATTTTAAATTATCTTCTGTAGCCATATTATGAACCGCCCTTATCTGTGATGTTTTTAATGATGTTATTTAATGTGTCTGGTGATACATCATTTTGTAATGTGTTTGATATATTTGAAAAGTCTTGTAGTGAACCGCCTGGTAAACCTGCTTTGGACATTACGTCACCTATTGTACCGTCTATCTTGTTTTTTAAATTTGTAACAGCATTAAGTTTCCCTTCAGCAACTGCTTTTAAATCCTGAAAGTCTGCCATTATGCCATCAGCACCTATTCCTAATGATTTAAATCTAGCCTGTAATTCTGTTAGTGTTTTTGATTGTCCTATAATTTGCTGGCCAAAAGAATTTATAGTTGGGAAACGAATAGGTGGAATAATATTTTTTAATATATCTGTGTAATTACTGAAACCCTGTAAACTTTCCAAATATTTCAATCCTGGAACATTAAAGTTACTTAATTTATCCTTAAAGGGACCTATTAGTTCATCTCCTATACCACTAATTTTGTCTTTAAATTTATCAAGTTTATCGTTAGAAGCATCTCTGGCCTGTTTAATAGTGGATAAACTCTTTTCCAATACTGCTTTATACCCTTCAGGAGTATTTGCATCTTCAGGTGTCTGTGTTGAAGGATCAATATCGGCACTTTCATCTTCTGCCATACTACCGCTATCGTGACTTATAGGATCAGGAGATGTATGTCCGTCCCAGGGTTCTGCTGTTACTAAAACTCCAACTAATGATTCTATTTCTGTGGAGCCACCTGGGCGTTCTCCGCCTGTAACTAAAACATTTTCTGCTTCACGATCGTATTCAGGTTGTTCTGTGGGTTGATCAGTGTGAGATTGTATTTCCAACTGAGGAGCCACACTAGCAGGTATGGCAGGGATAGGTACTGGACCAGCACCACTGTTTAACAAAATTAAACTACCCAGTGCTGACACAGGTCCTGCTGATGTTAGTGTTGTTCCTAATGTACTGATTGTTTGATGTGCACCTAATGTTATGGTTGATATACCCAGAACACCAATATTTTGATCCAGTTTCATACCACTTTCTCTGATACTACCTGCGGCACTAATATCTATATCACCATTAAACGAAGTAATTTTGGAATTCAACCCTGCATGAGAAGTAAACTCACCAACACTTTCCAATCTAATATGTCCACCATATCCAAGTGGTATACCTCCTGGTACACCTTGTGGTGGAATGCCCACATATTCTTCACCTAAATTATCACCGGCCGCTTTGATTTTAACATCACCACCCGCTTCAATTTTTACGTCTTTGTCTGCTCTTAGGTTAAAGTCACCCTTTGTTCTCACATTTAGAGATCTTTCACCGTAAATGTTTATAGAGCCATCACTTGCTAGTTCTAGCCAGGCTTTACCACTTTTGTTTATTATATAAACAGTGCCCTGATTATCATCAAGTAAAATTTGATTACCGCCTGATGTACGCAATCTAATATTTTTACTGTTTGCGTTGTCGTCCATTACAAACTGATGACCACCTATTCTGTGTCCAGGATTTTTTGGATCAATAGTACCAGGTGTTAGAATACCAAATACTTCACTGGGAGATTCTCTTTTTGCCCCACTGGAAGATGCACCACGAATTGTGTCGTTTATCAAACCTTGTTTTGTTATTGCTTCTGCTAAATCGTGATGTACTGGTCTCTGTATATCAGTACCAGATTCTGGCATAGGGTCAAATTTATTTTTTTCCACAACCGGTAAATTAAATCCTATGTCACCATAGTTTCTGATACTACCAGGTATTCCGGGTACCATATGATTTGCTTTGTGTGGATATAAACAACTTATTACAATAGGATATTTTAAATTTCCGTCTCCAAATGCAACCAACACTAAGTTACCCTTGTCAGGTGGTATCATCCACATACCATAACTTTTTTGTGCCCCTACATATGATTTAGTGTCATTTACATCAATAGCACTATAATTAGTGCCACCAGCAAAAGGTGAACTCCAAATACAATCAAAAAATCCTGCTGAATCATTTTTACTTTTTGCCAGAGCGGCAATGAATACTCTTAAACTTCCTGTTTTAGTTACGTCACCAGTATCAATTACTTCTCCCAGATAAACACCCATCCTTAAACTGGATTTGATATTTTCCTTATTTACTGGATTATTTTGTGATTGTTTTCTGGTGTCTGTCATATAAGCTCATTTATTTCATATTTCCGCCAGGTGAATAAATTATTTTTCCATCTTCATCAAATATAGTGCCGTCCCATGCTTTGTATTGATCATTACCAATATAATAAGGGTTGTCCCATGGGTTTTCAGACATATCTTTATAAGAAATATCTGTTTCTTCTGGTGTACCCTGTGCTAACCTATCCACGGTTGAAGATGCAGAAGATTTTGCTAATTCAATTAAACTCATATCATAATCACTGTCTTTTGTTGCGGTAACGTTAACTGTGAATAATCCACTATCAAAATTTGTTTCTGCTGTTATAATATGATATACACCACTCATAGTATAATTTATGCCGCTAAAATCAAATAATCCTGTATTTTGGTCCTCGTCATCTATATTAAAATCGAATTTTCTGGGACTTTCCAAAACTATTAAAAAATCCACACTGCCACCACTCCATTGTGCGGAGGTCAAACTGGTTTCTGTTGTTTTAGAACTATCCTGATTTTCGTTTTCTGTGGAATCTTTTTCTGAAGTCTGATCGTAAAAATTATTAGCCCCCAAGTACCAGGGGTCTCCACGAAGTGTTAAATTTATAATCTGATTACTTGATGCTTCGCTATGTCGCTCCATTAAATGAGAAAATGCTGAAGGCCTATATGAATCTCTTTCTGTGGGTGCCTCCTTGACTTGATTCTTTGTATCATTTTTTTCTATTTTAGGTCTAGGATTACGCAATTTTGCTTTCACAATAGTTCCAGCATCTGATTCAGATAAACTGTCGCCTTCCAAGCCTTCAACAAGTTCTGATGAATATAAAAAGTTTATGTAATTTTGTTCGTTTTGACTATCTGTGTCTGTGGATTCATCACTTTCTGTAGGAGACCCTGTTTGAGGTGAAGTTACTTTTTTAACAAGTTCATTTTGAACCAATGCATCAGAAATTCTTTCATCGGCTAAACTCTGAGCTAGTAGTTGTGCTTTATCACTGTTCAAGTCATTTGTGATATCTTTTATTTCTTGTGCGGTGAATCCTAGATTATTTCCGAAATCACTCACTAATTTACTAAAGGCATCTTCACCGGCTTCCTTAATCTCTTTAAGTTTGTCTAAAATATTTCCTGATTTTGTTTGTTTTTCTTTTTTGGTATCAGGCCCTGCATTAGTCTGTTTATTATTTTTTGCTTCTTTTTCTTGTAGAGAAGGAGCGATAGCCATTTGTGATTGCTGTGCAAAATCACCCTTACCAAATGCAGGATGAGTTAGAGCATAGGCTTCATTAAATCTCAGATTAAAATCTATTATTTGATCATTTTTTCCTGAAAACATGTAACGATATTCTTTAAAAATTTTTAAACTGTTGATTCGTTTTTTTACTTCTTCTGCAGTTAATTCAAGATTAAGTTCTTCTATGGAAATTCCTATATCAGTTCTGCTTTCTTTTATAAGTTTGGGCATAAATCTTATGGTTTTGACATACTCATTTCGCTTTTTATCAAACTGGCCTCTGATTAAATCTGTATCTATATTAAACCAAGTAATAGTTGGTTGAGTTCTGTTAACACCACCGGATAAGTTGTTTGCGTCTAAAAGTCTTGTGGCACGTTTGAAAAGGTCTTCACTTAGTGATAAAACCAATGAAAGTATTTCTTCAAAACTGCTACCTTCAGCAATAGTGATTGAGACCTGATTAATGTTTTTAATTGTCTTTGATTTAATGCTTGATGGATCTGATTCTTCTGATATTGTAGTTGTAGTAGTTATTACTAGATCATTTTGTCCATCACTTGCAGTTATTGTGTTTGTTGTTGCGTCATCCGTTGTTGTACTAGTGGTGGCATCGTCATCTACAATATATCCTCTAGCGGCAAAATCTTCCTTTTTAAAGTCATCTTTAAAAAATTGATTTGAAAGTAGATCAGGAGACTTCACAGAGACATTGGCTTCCTGTCCCTCTTCAGTTTCTGTTTGAGATTGATCAGGTTGTATGAGCTTATCTAAGATAATTTCTATTTTATCTGCTATTTTTCCATCTGTTGCATTATTTTTTAAGGACGTGTTCCATAGATTTTGTAAACTTTTTTCACCAGTTACCAATATTTCTCTGATGTCTTTACCACTTATTATCAATTGTTCTTTTGTTCTATAATAGACATCCAATTTTGCCATATCTGCATCTTCGTATGCATTAAATTCATAAACTGCACCTTGCGGTGATATATCCATACCAAATGTGATACCACCTAAAGTGAATACATATGGTCCTCTGATAGATATGGGCTCGCCACCTGCATCTTCGTCATCTATATCTGTTTTATACCCTTTAAATTCTACTTCTAAAAAGTAAGGAACATCTGGAGAGTTTTCCCAACCACAATGTTCTTTGGCGGCGGCAATTCTATCTAATAATGTAACACTGCCAGGCTCTGTCAATGTAAAACTGAATGTTGTAGGAACTAAATCATTATTTTTTGTTACATGTTTAATATTGAGATTGTCAATACCAATATCTGTACTTCCTGTTTCTGCTAGAATAACTATGTCTTCAGGATTTGGTAATTTTATACCGGAATCTTTTGATGTACTGGGCGATTGTTCTTTTCTGTCATCTTCAGATGAAGAACTACTTTCTGTAGAACTTGCTTTTAAAGATGACGCTGTTCTCATAAACAATTTTAATTTGTATGTGGGAACATCATAATTATCTAAAATGTTTTTTGCTATATCGTGATCTAAGTATTGGGATTTGTCTTTGATGGACTTGTTAGTAGCATCATTGGGATCTATGCCTAATTTTTCTAAAACTTCTTCTGAAAGCTCGTCAGTGGCTTTGGATTTGGCTTTATCAAATAAATCATTTATAGTATCTCGTTGCTCTTTAGATAGGCCCTCGTTACTTAGAACGTTATTAAATGCATCACCTATTGCTGATATGCTTGAATTGCCTGATTTAACTAAATCTTGTAATGATGCTATATCATTCTGTATTTGGAAAATCTTAGAATTCCACATATCTTATCTTCCTAAAAAATTATTTACTGTTTCTGCTGAAGGTAATTTGATTGTAATTCCTGCTTTAAAGTCTCTGATAGGATCTTGTATTGTGTCCAAATTTCGTAGGGCGAATACCCACCACAGTCTAGAACTTTCATATAATTGATATGCTAATAGGTCTGGTCTCTCGTCATATTTTTGAGGTATAGTGTAATCTTCATCAAACGGTGATATCGGCATTCTAGGAAGGCTATTAACGTCCAAAAATTGATTATCCATTAAGTTTGATCTTTTAATAAACGATTCTTTTTTATATGAAGTAGCCATTAAATAAATCCATCCTTATATAGTTTACCATTTCTAAATGATTCAACATTAAATTTCTCTCTGACCTTGTGAGGTGCCACTGATGGTACCAAGTTAACACTTATATTCATTCTCATTGGCATATAAGTTGTTTGATCTTTACCATCCACTTTGGAAACCACAGGCACATAGTCCACATCATCAGGTAATTGTATAGTGTAATCTCTTAAAATGACTGGTACTTTGTTAAAACCATGATCACCCATGTATTCAAATATTAACACAGGAGGAGGCGTACCTTTTTTATCACCTGTTTGCTCTCCGAAGTAACTTTTTGTAACTGTTCTTAAAAAATGCCAAACTGCTAATAGATATTGTGCATCGTATATATCGTTAGCATAAAAGTCTGCTGTAACAGGTAATGTGGGCGGTCTTGAACTATTATATGTGTATATGGGATAGTTCATACCATGAAGTAATTGCTCGTTGTAATCTGTCATTCCTGAAAGGAATATGTTTGGTGTAGTTTGCCAAACCATACCACCTGTTTTTTTAAGTGGTGCAAGTAAGCCATTATTATCTGCTTGATAAATTAGATCAGCACCAGCACCTTTTGGTCTCAGCCTAGCACGCCAGTCATATGATTTACTTAGTACTTCACTCGTACTTTCAGTTTTTATAAGTCCTGCTTGTGTTACTGCATCTGCAAGAGCTTCTGAACTGCTCAGTCTTTGATTTATAAAACTGTTATCACTATAGTTTTCTATTCCTCCAGCAATACCTGGAAAAAATGAATTAACAATACCCTGTAATCTGGGATCTAACTTACTTACAGCCTTTCCTGCTTTTTTAGTAAGATAGTTATTTACTGATTTCTCAAAGAATGACATATTATCTCCTTATATGTATTTATCAGTTCCATTAAAACTAGTTTTAATTTGCCAGTTTTCATAAATACTACTTGACATACACTATATACTGTGTATAATACTAACAATATAAATGAACGATAATTTTGAGGAGAGTTAATGGCACAGCCTAAAAAAGTCAATTATCTGAACAACAGAGATATTCTAAAAGAAATACATAAAAGCAAAATGACCTACTGCTACTTAGCAGACGAAAAATATGCTGAATTTGATATTATTTTGGAAGATGTAAAGAAAATCAACAGAAATAGCATTAAAGCCGCCAGAGAAAACAAAGCGGCTAAAATTCAGTATAACGGATATCAAGCCGCAATGGCATTGCATGATCCTAAGGATTATAAAAATAAACCCAAGCAAAAAGAGTTTGCGGTTGACCCAAAAAGTATAGACAAAGAAGATTTAGTTTTTCGTGTTATGACTATGGAACATATTCCTGATGCTCCTGGCAGAAAGAAAAATCCTAAAAACGAAGCAGAAACTAAGGAAAGAGTTAACTTTCCTTCATTTAAACACTATGCTTACATAAATGATGAAATCAAAGAAGTTGCTAGAAGTCACTGGCAGGGTAGTTTGAGCAATGGTCAGTTTAGTGTTGATCACGGAACACTTACAAACAAACTGGGTATCATGTTTTTAAAACTAGTGGAACGATACAGTCACAGAGCAAACTGGCGTGGTTACACTTATGTGGACGAAATGCGTGGACAAGCAATACTGCAATTAGCACAAATTGGATTACAATTTAATGAAGCAAAATCAGATAATCCATTTGCTTACTATACTGCGGCAGTAAACAACAGTTTTACCAGAGTTCTTAACATGGAAAAAAGAAACCAAGCAATCAGAGATGATATTCTCATTGACAGTGGACATCTTCCAAGTTATGGCAGACAAATTCAACACGAAGAAGAAATGCGGATTATGAGAGAATCTGCAGAAAAAGAACAGTTAGACGACGTAAACTAAATGGCCCAACTTTTTAAAACAGCGGCCTGTTTTACTGATATACACTACGGGCTCAAACAGAACAGCAGATTACATCTTAGCGATTGCGAGAGATATATCGATTGGTTTATTGCTGAAGCAAAGGCCAGGAATGCAGAGACCTGTATATTTTTAGGCGACTGGCATCATCACAGAGCAAGTGTAAATGTTGCCACAATGAATGCAACTATTCGTGATCTTAAAAAATTAAATGGTGCATTTGAAACTGTTTATTTTATTACAGGTAATCACGATTTATATTACAGAGAAAAACGTGATCTAAACAGTATTGAGTATGCCAGAGATTTGTCTAACTTTGTAATGGTGGACGAACATTTCATTCAAGATGATGTTGCTATTATTCCTTGGTTAGTGGGCAATGAACACAAAAAGGTAATGAAGTATGATGTCAAATATATGTTTGGACATTTTGAACTGCCTTACTTTAAAATGAATGCCATGGTAGAAATGCCAGATCACGGCGGTATAAAGGCAGAACATCTATCAGGTCCTGAGTATGTGTTTAGTGGCCACTTCCACAAACGTCAGTACAAAAATAACATACATTATATTGGAAATGCCTTTCCACACAATTACGCAGATGTTGGTGATGAAGAAAGAGGAGCAATGTTTTTAACATGGGGCGAAGAACCACAATATGTTAATTGGCAGGAATGTCCCAAATACAGAACATTCAGTTTAAAACAACTTTTAGATGATCACCAAAACGTATTGGATGAATACACTTATGCAAGGGTAAAACTTGATATCAGTATCAGTTATGAAGAAGCAAACTTTATCAGAGAAAAATTTGCAGAACAATACAATGTTAGAGAATTACAATTGATTCCTGTAAAAGAAGAAGAGGAATTTGAAGGTGGCGATATAAGTTTTGAAAGTGTTGATCAAATTGTTATACAACAACTTGAAACAATAGAAAGTAATTCAATTGACAAACAAAAACTCATAGACATTTATAATAGCATAGAGACACAATAATGGGCAAATTGAGACAATGGTTTAGACGTTGGTTTGACAAACAATTTGAAAAAAGTTTTCAACGTCAAGCAGACAAATTATTTTTAAAGGATTGGAACGAAAAAAATGCTAAAAATTAAAAACGTTTCAGCAAAAAACTTTATGAGTGTTGGTAACAATACTCAAGCGGTTAATTTTGACAACTGTCAACTTACTCTTGTGTTAGGTCACAACTTGGACATGGGTGGCGATGGTAGTAGAAACGGTACTGGTAAAACTACAATTATTAATGCACTCAGTTATGCTCTATACGGCGAAGCACTAACAAACATTAGACGTGATAACCTTATCAATAAAACAAATGGTAAAGGTATGATTACTACTGTTGATTTTGAAATAGAAGGTATAGAGTACAGAATAGAACGTGGCAGAAGGCCAAATGTTTTGAGACTTCTTGTAAATGGACAAGATGCATTACAGGGCGAGCAACAGGGTGACAGTAGAGAAACACAAAAAGAAATAGAACGAATAATTGGTTTTCCACACAATATGTTCAAGCATTTGATTGCTCTCAACACATACACTGAGCCGTTCCTAAGCATGAAAAACAATGATCAACGTGATATGATTGAGCAGTTGTTGGGTATAACAGAGTTATCAGAAAAAGCAGAAGTATTAAAAGAGAGACAAAAAGAAACCAGAGATAATATACGTGAAGAAGAACTTACAATTAATGCTATTGAAAACAGTAATAAACGTATAGAACAAAACATCAGAGAAATAGAAAGTCGCAGTAAAGCCTGGGAAAAGAACAAAGAAAATAAAATTATGGAAATAGGCGAAGCAATAGTTAGCCTGGAAGAAATAGATATTGATGCTGAATTAGAAAATCATAAAATATTATCCACATTAAAAGAAGAAAAATCAAAGTTCCAAACAATAACAAATGACTTAGATACTGCAGAAAGATCTCTAAACAGAAGTTTTGAAAAATTAGAAGAATTAAAAGGCAATTTAGAAGATGCTAAATCAGGTGTTTGTCCTGCTTGTGGACAAGGAACAACACATTTGGAAACACACGAAGAATACACTGTGGAACTTGGTGATAAGATTTTAGCAGAGCAAGAATACTATGATGAATTAAAAATAAAAGTTGAGACATTGACTGAACAAAAGCAATCTTTTGATTTACCTGAAGAACCCAAAGTACATTACAGTTCATTGGAAGATGCCCTACAGCACAAACACAATTTGGAAACAATGACTGCTCAGTTGCAGGAAAAAACATTAGAAGAAAATCCTTACATAGAACAAATAGAAGGATTACAAACTACTGGTATTCAGGAAATTAGTTTTGAAACTATGAATGAATTAACTTATTTACAGGAGCATCAGGAGTTTTTATTTAAACTACTTACAAGCAAAGACAGTTTTATCCGTAAAAAGATTATAGATCAGAACATAGCATACTTAAATCACAGATTGGCACACTATTTGGATAAGTTAGGACTTCCACATGATGTAAAATTTGCAAGTGATTTGGGTGTGGAAATCACAGAATATGGCAGAGACTTAGACTTTGATAATTTAAGTAGAGGTGAACGTAACAGACTTATACTTGGATTAAGTTGGGCATTCAGAGACATGTATGAAAGTTTAAACAGGCCTATGAACTTGATGTGTATTGACGAACTTATAGATTCCGGTATGGATACTATGGGTGTGGAAAATGCACTTGGCATACTTAAAAAGATGCATCGGGAACAAGGCAAAAACATCATGCTCATTTCTCACAAAGAAGAACTTGTTGGACGTGTAAATAATGTACTGACAGTCGTAAAAGAAGGCGGCTTCACTATGTACAACACGGACACTGAGTATCTTGATGGCTGATTGGCTTTATAAAAATACAAAAATAACAACATTACCAGACGATTGTGAAGCATTCGTTTATCTGATAACCAATAACACAAATGGTAAAATGTATGTTGGTAAAAAATTAGCCAAATTCAAAACAACCAAACCACCCTTAAAAGGCAAAAAGAATAAAAGGCGAGGAACTAAAGAAAGTGACTGGCAAACTTATTGGGGCAGTAATGATCATCTCAAAGAAGATGTTGTAAAACTAGGTGAGGATAAATTTACCAGAGAAATTCTATACATGTGTCCAAGCAGAGGAGTTGCCAGTTATCTGGAAGCCAAAGAACAATTTGACAGAAAAGTTCTGTTAAGTGATGCATATTACAACGGAATTATCAATGTAAGGGTAGGCGGTTCAGAAATTTTGCGAGAGTCATTAAAGAAATTATAAGTAGGAGTGCTAGGCACAAATTTAGGCACACAAGGCACACAAGGCACACACATAGGACCATACACCAGCCCTAACAGAGGCAAATAAAATCTGGCTCCCTGACAATCCGGCAATGGAAACACCCGGTGCGAGATTCTGGAGATGTATGGCGGCAAATGAGATACAAACACGACAAACAGTATTAAACGATTCAGGCTCTGAGAAAAAGCAACCTGAGAATCAGTATAACTAAACTCATCTAGGTTATACAGGTTTCCGTGGGACAACAGTGACGGTAGTGTATGAGGAGTAAAGGCCCACCGCTTCTTAACAGCACCCGAGATTGAGATGATGACAGCATCACATGATGACATCACTACTCACCTGTATAGGTGAGTTATGACTCCAACATACATGATAACGGAAAAGATTTCTAACAAGTAATTGAGTTGAGTGAAACGAAACGAAATGACGCAGTTAGAAAAGACCCGAAGGGTCTATAATAATACTCCGTTAGATTGAAAATGTGGTATAATACATTTTGTGGTTATATTGAAATGGCCTAAAGGATTAGGATGAACTTTATCTTTCATAAATAATTCAGGATTATTAATCTTAGTCCATTCCCACATTCCCATATCCATAATTGACAATTCCGGATTAAGCATTTTTTCCAAATGAATTACATTGAATTTGGAATAATCTGCAGTATGTATGTAGTTATTTAAAGACATCCAACCATAATTAATATTGTTTAGTTCACAGAAATTTTGTACCTGAAGCATGTTCCAAACAGTTTCTTCCAGAGCTTGAGCGTCATTGTAATATGTGAGATACCATTTTTGTATTTCCGAATCCTTCCAATGATTACTTACCCAAAAGTAACCCTCATTGTTTTGCGGTTTGTTTTCTAAATCACAGCCTATGACTTCCAAAATATTATCGTAGTCGTCATGAATATCCTGTTTCATATGTTCTATACTGAAACTTTTGGGGTTATCTTTATTCACAAAAAAAGATTTTCTGCTGATTTCACTCCAGTTTAAAACCAAAAGTATTTCATCACCAGTGTATTGCTTGAGTGCTTTACTGCACATATAGATGGCACGTTTTGCAATTATGTCGTTGCCACTACTACCGTAACCAGTGTGCATCACAAATTCAGGGGATATATATTCTTCTAGATAATTGGTCCAACGTTTGTGTTCATTGTTGGTATCACGACCATTAAAATCACTAAAACTACATCCGGTTGTAAGCAGTGCTTTTATCATAAATCTTCTACTACCGATTTACCCTGTTTAAGTTGATTGTAGTTATTGAGAGTTTTGATTATAAGACTTCTTTGAGGTAAACTCATATTCCATGCTTCTGTCCAGGAAACTGAGCCATTACTGAACACTACTATTTCTGCTATGTTTTTATTGATGGCATCTGTTTCGGAATTCAGCCTCCTAAGGTAAGCCACTACCTCTTCTGGCTCTGAACGAGCTAGGAAGCCGTGAAAAAATTTACAGGGTTAAAGTTT